GATGAAAACTTAACACTTGAAGAAATTAGCGATTTACAAGAAACAAATGATTTTGAAGAGGGTTTCGGAAGACCACGTTATAAAGAAATAATAGATGAAGACGGCTATATTTCTCACGAATATATTGATTAATATAAAATACAAGGCCCTTCGGGGCCTGTGTCTGTAGCAACAGGAGGCTACCTAATATGTTAAATCTAACTATAAGCGAACTAAACTTTCTTAGACACTTAGTAGACAAAGGTCGTGAGTGTTTTCACTACATAGAAGAAAAAGACCAAAACTTACTTTTACAAAGAATAAGAAAAGAAATTGAAACAAAAGAAAAAGAAAACTCAGAGGCAAGACAAAGAGAGGAAATTCAAAGACAAGAGGACAAGAAAAGACGAATTAGATCCAGTATTCACTATCAATACTAGGCTAATACAATACAAGGGCCCTTAGGGGCCCTGTGTCTATGGCAACAGGAGGCCATTTAAAATGAGATGGACTAAAAAAATGAAAAATGATTGGCTATTAAATAATATTCTTTCTGAAATGTGGAATAAAAGTACAGATCAATATCAATGTCTTAAAGATTGTATTGACTTAGGGTATTTTAAAAATTTAGATAGTTTGTTTGTAGGTGAAGATCAAATTCAAGATTTAATAGATCATGGAATTATTAAAGATTGGGTTAATCAAACCAATAGAACAAATGTTTTTAAACTTATTGTAAAAGCCGTTAAAAATGAAAATACAGTAGCTATACCGAATATAGATTATTCGTATCAGCTTAAAGACTAATAAAATACAGGGCCCTTAGGGGCCCTGTATGTGTTTGTAGCAACAGGAGGCTACTTAAAATGAGAGAACTAAAACAAATCGTTGAGAAGAATAATATTGGGACTAAGTCAATTGAGGGTTGGGTATTAAACAATATTCCTGAAGATCAATGGCAACAAATCCTAGATCATGGAATGGTGACAGGAATAGTTTCTGAATTAAGTTATTATAGGGACACTGTGGATTTTCATGACAAGTATGAGAATGAGATATGGGATATGCTCTACGAAGCTAAAGGATGGAAATACGAGGACGACTCTATCTTGACCTATCTTTCTTTACTTAACGGCGGGAAAGATGTTGGGTCCATGACTCAATTAAAAAACTTATTAACTTGGTGGGCAGTGGAAGAGACTGTTCATAGGTTAGTCAATGTTTAGTTATAATTTAAAATTAAAAAACTTTTTTCCAATTGCGGAAGAAGTTAAAATTATTTCTATTCAGCATGAGTCAAAAATTGATCTGAGTAAATATAAAAAGACAAAGAACAAAAAGATTTTACAAAAGATCAAAGAAAAATTTGATACTGAAGTCTTAAAAAATGCAGATGGTATTTATCAAATCATTTCTTATAAGCAAATAAAATAATTGCATAGGGGTCCTTACGCGGACCCCTAGTGTTTATGGCAACAGGAGGCCATTCAGAATGAATAACGAAAAAAAAGAAACAGGACTAGAGGAATTATCTAATGAATTAGCTGATATGACAGTTAATGATTTCAGTAACTTAATAGATAAACATGATTTAGGGATAGACATTATTGATGACCTTTTTTATCAATTGAGAGAGGCTATTTATGAAGAAAGAAAAAAAGATAATGGATAGTGAATCATTAATAGCGGTTATTGTCATAGGCATTGTTATGACCGCGGTAACTTATCCAATTTTTTATTGGTTATAAAATAATTGCATAGGGGTCCTTACGCGGGCCCCTAAGTGTCTATGGCAAAAGGAGGCCATTTAAAATGAGTAATTATCAAATAACAGAACAAGAAGAAAAAGACAGAATGAATAAAGAAAGGAAACCTATGTACGTTAAAGTAGACTTAAAACTAAGAAAGCTAGTCAATGAAATTAGCATTTCAGTTACCACCATGTTAGATGACTCTTGGACATCTCACAAAGATATAGAGGATCTCCAGGACTTAGTGACAGAACTAGAGAATAAAATCGATCCAATCAGAGAAAAGAGGTGGGACTAATGAACTTAGAAGAATACAAAGCAAAGTTAATAAAACTAGGTTTGAGTAAGATGGACGTAAAAGAAGAACTTGAACGATATGCTGATGAAGTAAAAGATCAGATAAAAAGGAATAAAGATTGAAAAATTACAATAGGGGCCCCTCGCGTACATATAGGGGCCTTATTTTTTACTGTGTCTATAGCAAATAATTTGTTATAATTAACCATAATTTCATAGAAAGGAATTTTAGAATGAACGAGACAGAACAATATTGGATACAAAAACATTCCAAAAGAAAAGCAAATATTTTGTTATTACTGACTAAATATTTTAAGGCTATTAAAAAATCTAAAATGGAGACATTAAATCAAAGATTTGAAATAGAAATTAAAAAACTTAATAGAGAACTTTATAGTATTAATCAAGTACTGGAGGCAATATGAGTAGAGACAAAACTAAATGGGTCTCTCAAATGATATCCGCAAAGACAAGGAAGATGCTTGAAGAAATTGTAAAAAAAACAAGACGATCTGTTCCAACAGAAATTGAAATCTTAGTAGAAGATTATCTTGAGAAAACGAGAAAGTAGGGCATTGCCCTACTTTTTTTCACCACAAGAACACTTCTTTTCATTCATTTTATCATCCATTTTTAATAATCTTTTTTGAAGGTATTCTATATATTTTTTTTGTAGTTCATCTTCCGACATTCTATCTAAATCTGTTTGAGTCAATCTATTTAATCTCTCTTTTACGTTTATTTCATTGACAACTGTTTGCATGGTCATTTTCCCCTTATTAATACCTATATTTAAATTGCTTATATGTATGTACATACGCGCGCGAACCTCCACTATATCAAATTCTTGATATACATTTCTAGTTAAATATTTTCAAAAACATTAAATAAATTTATTGACTTTTTATTTTTTTACTTAAAGCGCAGTCAACAGGAGAAAAAGCGAAGCTTTCTCCATCAATAATCATTAAAACCACCCCTAATTTTTTTTGATCATCACTAGGAATTCGTCTAATTATCTTATCAGCGGGACTAAAATATGTTTTTCTAAAAGAAATTGTTTTTACATCAATTAAATAAATTTTTCCTAGATCATCTATCGCTACAATGTCTACCATTCCATGAGCGGAGACATTTTTATAGACTAAAAAACCATTTTTAATAAGAATTTCTGTTGCTTTTATTTCTGAGATAACACCTTTTACGTGTTTCTCATTTAAAAGGGAAGGGTTAGTTGACTTCTTTAATGTCATCAGAATAAAGGTCCAAGGGAATTGTTATACGGTGGATTATAGAACTTTTATATATAACAATTGTTCTTCCGCCTTCTTTATCTTTCCTAATCATAGAGGCCATTAATTTTATTTCGTCTTTATTTTCCTCTAAAATCCAACCTATCTCATCGCATACTGCTGTTTTCAGCTTTTTCATATCACTATAAGTATGCCATCCCGCGTGCTCTTCAACTGTGTCTCTCCAAACAACATACTCCAATTGATAATCCATTTCTTTCATATCAATCAGTATATGGAAAAATTTACTTATTTAAAGTATTTTGGCCAGGGATTAATTTTGCACATTTAGGGATTTCTGTGCCTTTTGATGCTGAAAACCATTGCTCATGGCCCTGATAAAAGTAAATTTCACTACTTTTATCACATAATTTCTTACCAAAACTATCCTTAACTGCTTGTTGAACTGAAGCTAAAGACATGTCATCCCCGATCATCGATCCACCGTCCGAGAGCTTAGGCCACCAATTCAATATATCATCTTTCACGGCATCATACTCATGGGCCCCATCTACAATAATTCCTCCGAAATGACCGTCTTCCCATTTTTTCAGTATCTCTTCATTATCACTTCTTCCCTGATGAGCCGTCATTATTCCACCATCTAAAAATGCTTTACAATTTTCTTTAAATTGATCAAAAAAATCTTTTTCCATTTTTAAATTAGCGTGCTCTGAACTTCCTTGAAAAGTATCAACAATATGTAAATGAACTCTTTTTCCTGAATTAATTATATTTGTTGCTAAGTAACTACTAGACCTTCCTAAAAAACATCCGATCTCTAAAATTTCATCTCCATCTTTACAGTTTTCCAATAACTGATCATATGCTTCATGCATATTAAACCACCCTGGAATATTATAATAACTATGTTTCATAATTTCTCCTTTTCTATTTCTTTTCCTTGTAGATATTCTTCTACTATTTTCACAGATTGTCCTAAATTAATGCAAGTATCATGTTTGCAATAATTAATTAAATCTTTTAAAGCATTTTTAAATTCATCTTCTTTAACGAACTTATATACATCACTTAAATCAGCCATTTCTTAAACTCCTCTCCCATTATTTGGGTAGCTATGTTTATTTTCTTTCGAAGACTTTTTAAAATGTTTTCATCTACGGTCCCTTCGCAAACCAAATCAACATACGTTACTTTACTTTCAGTTCCAATACGGTGATTTCTTGCTTCAGCCTGTTCTCTTATTTCTAAGTCATACTCATTAGAATAAAAAATCATAGTCTTAGCAATTGTTAAAGTTAGTCCATACCCACCCGTTCTTGGGTGACCAACTAAGAACCTCATGTGATGTTCAGGGTCCATAAAATTTTTTAATATTTTAGGACGTTCTTTACTTGGAGTCTCTCCATAAAAACCTTCCGCGGACCCCGCTCCAAACTTCTTCTCTAAAGTTTCAATAACTTTTCTAATGTTATGTCTATACGAACACCAAATAATTACTTTTCCATCTACTTCTTCAATGGTATCTAATAATTCTTTCAATCTATTTTCAGAAAAATCTACAATGCCTCCTTCATCTGTTGTCATATACCCACATGAAATTTGGTGGAGTCTTTTTAACTGAGCAATTAATGTGGCCGTTGTTAGTTCTCCCTCTTCTAACTGAACTAAAGCTAAATTTTTCATTTGAACATAAGCTTTGAGCTGTTTTTCAGTCATCATAACTCTTCTCTTCATATAAATTTTTCCAGGGAGATCTAATGCTTCGTCTTTAGTTATTCTGTAAGAAAACTGCCGTAGCTTTTCTGTAAGTTCGTCTAATCTTTTATAACCTGTAACTTTATTAAAACTACGGCCCCCAAATGATAACTTTACTTGATCACAATACCTAGCTCTAAAAGAATAGATTGAACTAAACCCTAGTAAATCTTCATTTAAAAAAGCACATTGACCATAAAGGTCTTCAGGAGATTTTGTAATAGGAGAACCTGTTAAAATAACTCTATACTTTGCTAGCTGACCAATTTTAATACATTGTTTTGTTCTTTTTGTAGACATATTTTTTATAATAGTCGACTCATCAATACACATTAAACTTTTTCCTGAGTAAACAAATTTATCGGCAATTTGAGAGCCAAGTTTTGTGATGATACTTTCTACGTTCATAATTAAAATTTTTAATTTATTGTTAACAGGAAATAATTTTTCTTTAATTTCGTTTTGTTCTTTTTTTGTTTTAGCTCCTTCCCATACATGTACATCAAACTCTATATGATCCGCTAAATGTTTTTCTAATTCATCTTTCCAATTATATTTTATTCCGTTTGGACAAATAACTAAAAGCTGATCTACTTTTCCGTTGTCATATAAAATGGAAACACCATCAATTAAAACTTTGGTTTTACCACAACCCATTTCCATAAATAAAGCATACTCAGGGCTACGATTTTCAAATTGAGTCATCATAGCACCTAAACCAATTATTTGGTGCTCCATAGGATTGGTTTTAAACTTGTATTTTTTTAATAACATAGTTATAAATTATTCTAAGAAAGAAATTATTATGAATGATACAAAAAGTAAAGTTTTTATTGTACAGAATGTCATGAGAAAACATATTGATGGTACAATCAAATCATTAAACTACTCACAAGCAGAAAGATTTGGTGAAATAATATTTCTATTTGAAGGTCAAAAGCAGATTGTTATGTCTCCACAACCTACAATAAGAAAATTAAAAACTATGCTAAAAGATGTGAAAGACACGGATTATATTTTACTTGTAGGAGATCCTGCATTAATAGGCTTGACGACAAGTGTTGTTTCCTATATTCTCAATGGTAGATATAATATGTTGAAATATGATAGATTAGAAAGAGATTACTTTCCTATCAGAGTCGACATAAATAACTAAAGAAAGGTAAAAGATGACTATAGAAAGTAAGCCGAAAATGGCATTAGACTTAAAAAGAAATAAAGCAGATTTTGCAGTAAGTGAGATCGATCCTATTTCAAAAGCGTGTCAGGATTATTTAAAATCAGAAACTGAATTAAATGATCTTGAATTATTAATCAAACAAAGAAAAGAAAATTTACGTCAACAAAATGAGCTGATTGTTCAGCTTATGGAAGAACGTGGTGTCCGCTCTATTAAAATGAGAGATGGCCAGTCTGTTGACATAAAACCTTTTTATACTGGAAGCATAACTAAAGATAAGCAAGAGGAAGCATTCCAATGGCTTAGAGAAAATGGTTATGACGACATTATAAAAAATCAAATCATTGTAAAATTTGGTAGAGCAGAAGACGATAAAGCTGATCAAATTTTCTCTGAATTGGCTAGTAAAGGTTTAGACACTGACAGAAATGTTAAGGTTGAGCCTATGACTCTTAAAGGATTCATACGTGAATTAGTTGAGGGTGGAAAAGAACTTCCTATGGAGACTTTTGGAGTCTATGTAGGTCATAAAATAATAATCAAGAAAGGTAAATAATGAATAATACATTGAAAAAAGAAGAAACGAAAAAAGAACAATCGGTAACGAATAAAACAACTGGAAACGCGGTAGCACTAGGTAATCTTTTAAAAAAAGGGGGTCCATCTTTACAAGAGAGGACAACTGAAGATTTTGCTATTCCTTATTTAAATATAATTTCGGACACATCTCCGCAAATTGATAAGGAAGACTCAGAATATATTCCTAACGCAGAAGCGGGAATGATATTTAATACAGTAACAGATAAAGCATATAAAGAAGTTACTGTTCTTCCAGTTTATTATAGAAGAAGATATGTAGAGTGGGCTGAAAAAGGTGAAGGCCCAGGAGCACCAGTCAATATTTATACTCCATCAGAATTTGAACAAATGAAAAGAGAAGGCAAAGTTGTTCGAGGTGAGGATAATAAAGAGAGAATTGTTGGTGGCGATACGTATATAGAAAACACTGCGGAACATTATGTAGTTGTATTGGAACCTGATGGTATGTGGACCAAAGCAATTATTAAAATGAAATCAACACAATTAAAAAAGTCTAGACAATGGAATTCAGTTATGTCCAATCAAAGACTTGTTGATGGTGATGAAGTGTATCAACCTAAAGATTTTGCTAAATCATATGTTCTTAGATCAGTCAGAGAAAAAAATGAAAAAGGAAAATGGTTTGGTTGGGTTGTATCCGATGGTCAATGGATCACTGATATGGATAACTCTAATATTTCAAAAATATATGAGGACTGTATGTTGTTTGAAAAACAAATCCATAGTGGTGAAGTAGACGCTAAACCTCAGAAAGATAATCAATCTTCATCTGAAGGTGACAATAAATCAGACTCTGATTTACCATTCTAAATTTATGAAAGACTAGCCGATAATCTCGGCTAGTCTTTTCCTAGGAGGCTATATGGATTTAGAATTAGTAAAAAAGTTTAAAAATATCTTTACGGGTTTAGAAAGAGCTCATGGGGTTTTTGAGAAATCAAACGAACCTCAACAAGGTAAAAAAGTAGAGGCTAGGATGAAGACGGTCCACGAGCCACCAACCTTAGATAAATTTGAACTACATTTAAAGGGAGAATATCCCGCAATGGGCATCGTTCCAATTAACGATGATAATGAATGTGTTTTTGGTGCAATAGATATTGATGTTTATCCTTTAGATCATAAGGCATTATTAAAAAAAATTGCTAATAAAAAGTTTCCTTTAATTACGTGTCTTTCAAAAAGTGGAGGTGCTCACTTATATTTATTTACACAACAAAAAGTTTCAGCAAAAGAAATACAATTAAAGCTTAGTGAAATGTCTACGGCCTTGGGTTATCCAAGCGCAGAAGTTTTTCCAAAACAAATAGAATTATTTACTAAAGAAGGTGAAGAGAAAAGAGATACAGGTAGTTGGATTAACATGCCTTATCATGGCCGAAATAGATATGCCTTAAAAGATGATGGAAGAGCCTTATCTTTAGAGCAATTTTTTGAGCTTTATGAAAAACTTGTTGTCTCTGATCTTAAAAAAATTAAAACTGATTTTACAAATGAAATTATAAAAGATGGTCCACCGTGTTTACAGATCCTAACTGATGATGGAGTAGGAGAAGGTGGAAGAAACAATGCGTTATTTAATATCGGGGTTTATTACAGAAAATTTGATCCCGACAATTATAAAAATCTTATTGAGGACTATAATCGTCAGTACATTCAGCCTCCTTTGAAATCTGACGAGGTTTTAGTTGTCATTAAGCAAGTGTCCCAAAGTGACTCTGATGGGGCACCTAGATATTCTTACAGATGTACTCAGCCTCCTATTGAATCCCTCTGTAACAAGAGGCTCTGTAAGAAGAGAAAGTACGGGGTGGGTGGAGAAAATGATCGTGAGAATCCAGTGTATTCTGATCTCAAGGTTTATAAATCTGATCCGCCTCGTTACTTTCTCAATGTAGATGACCGTAGAATTGAAATAGCTTCTACAGAAGATTTAATGACCCATAAAAAAGTTATTCAAGCTTGCATAGAACAGTTAAATAAAGGGATACCTAACATGGCCATGAATGAATGGAATCAATCTTATACAGAATTGTTAGAAAATATCTCTATTGATTATCCTCCTGAAGAAGTCACAAAAAAAGGTGAGTTTAGAGAATTGTTAGAAGAATTTATTTTACACCAAGGAGAAGCCATAACTATTGAAGATGTATTTTTAGGAAAATCTTTTACCGAAGATGGATTTACTTATTTTGCATTAAAAGATTTAATGGATCATTTAAAAAGAAATGATTTTAAAGAATCAAGATCATGGGTAACAGTTAGACTTAGAGAAGAATACAATGCAGAAGATTTAACTAAAAGAATTAAAAAAGTAAAAGTCAGATTATGGAAAATAGAAGAAATTTTATCTGATGATATAGACTTAGATGTTCCTGACATGAAAAGAACTGATGATGAAGAAGAGGTTCCGTTTTGAGTTCTCCAAAAGTAGTGATTGGTCCACCAGGAACAGGTAAAACAACTTTTATTTTGAACAAGATTGAAGAACATATAAATGAAGGATTGAAAATAGATGATATTGCATTTTTTTCTTTTTCTAATAAAGCAGTTGACGAAGCCAAGCAACGGGCCGCGAAACGCTTTAAAATCCCTGTGAATCAATTAGAAAGTTTTTCTACTCTACATTCATTTGCAATGCGTCAAATGGGTTTGACTAGAGAATTTATTTTATCAAACAATGATTGGAGGAATATTTCAAATGTATTACGGATTAATATCAATGTTACTAATGATGACGATAGTTTTTTTACTAGTTATGATGAAAAGTACATTCAGCTTATAGAGAAATCTAAGAGAAGAGGCATAAGTTTAAATAGCGCTTGGTCGATGTTTGCGACTGACATTATTAAACATAAATTAGAATATATAGATAAAGGATTAAGATACTATAAAGAACACGGTTATGAGAAATTTACAGATGGAGTAACTGGATACATGGTTAAAGATGTAGGTCCTAAAAAAGATTTTACAGATTTAATAATAGATTATGTCAAAAGCGATAAACAAAAATCTTTTAAGGTAGCCTTCTTTGACGAAGCGCAAGACATGTCTACCATTCAATGGAAAATGGCAGAAAAGATATGGAAAAAATCTGATACCTCTTATGTTGCGATGGACCCTAATCAAGCTATTTATACTTGGGCGGATGCAGATGTTTCTAAGGCTTTACAAATAAAAGAAGAAGCAGAGGAAGTTATTATTTTAGACCAGTCAAAAAGAGTTCCTAAAAAAGTTTGGGAAGTTGTTAAACGTGTAGAAAAACAAATTGTTAATTCAGGGGATATTGTTTGGATGCCCGCTGAAAGAGAGGGTAACGTAGAATTTGTCAAAGGAATTTATAACATAAACATGAGCAAAGGGTCATGGTTAATTATGGCTAGAACAAGAACTATTAGAGAAGGTTTAGAAGAAGTATTGGTTAAAAAAAATGTATTTTTTAAAGTAAAAATGAAAGATAGTAAGTATAGGTACTCAGTAAAGTCTCAAGAAAGAAATGCTATTTTAACATGGAAAGATTTAACTATTTATGAAAATCCTGTTTCATTGAAAATGGTAGAAAATTTGTACAAAGTTTTAGGAAAAGATTTTGTGACTAGAGGGTATAAAAAAATTGTATCAGAACAAAAAAAAGCTTTGCCTGATAAAAAAGTTTCTTTTAATGAACTAAGATCTGATTATGGACTTGTCGCAGAGCCTAGTCAGTATTGGGCAGATGTTATGACTACATTAAACACAGAGACTCGAGCTTATTTAGAGAACTTAGAAGCAAAAGGAGAAGATATAGGTAAAGAACCAAGGATAACTTTATCTACTATTCATCAGCAAAAGGGAGGGGAAGCAGACAATGTTATTGTCTCATTAGATATAGGTAAAATGGCTTATGAAGATTATAAGAGAAATCCTGTTAATGAACATAGACTTTTTTATGTAGCCTTTTCAAGAGCTAGAGAAAATCTTTATATAATAACCCCTAACAGTAGAGAGGCGTACAGAGTATGAATTTACAGAAATTAATAGACAGAGATAGTATGCCTATAGAAGATGCTATTGAGTATATAGATTTTAATATAACAGGAGCTTATGTAGGAGAAAGAACCCCTATAATGTTGGAGGACTTAATATGAGTAAACAAATAGGTCTATTTAAACCTAAAACTGAGTGGTTACCACCGCAAGAATTTAAAGACATAAAAGATGCAAAAAGAATTGCTATTGATTTAGAAACAAAAGATCCTGGCATTACAACTAAGGGACCTGGTTGGGCCACAAAAGAAGGCCACATTATAGGTGTAGCTGTAGCTGTTGATGGTTGGCAAGGTTATTACCCTATTAGACATGAGAATAGTTTTAATTTTGATCCTGATGTTACTTTCGATTGGTTAAGAGAAATGCTTTCTACTGATTGTGATAAGATAGCTCACAATGCTTCTTATGATTTTGGTTGGTTAGAAGCTGAGGGAGTACAATGGAACGGAAAAATTATAGATACAATGATAGCCGCTCCTTTAGTAAATGAAAATAGGTTTAGTTATTCTTTAAATGCTTTATCAAAAGAATATTTAATGGAGGGAAAATCTGAGTGGCAACTATACGAAGCCGCGGCTCAATGGGGAGTAGATGCAAAATCCGAAATGTATAAAATGCCCGCAGCTTTTGTAGGAGAGTATGCAGAGCAAGATGCTGCACTTTGTTTAAGATTATGGGACAGATTACAAGAGGAAATTACTAAAAGTGATTTACAAACAGTATTGGACTTAGAACTAGAGCTATTACCTGTTCTTATTAAAATGAGAATGAAGGGCGTTAGAGTTGATTTAGAGGCAGTTGCTATAGCTGAGAAAGATTTAATAAAAAGAGAAAATAAATTATTAAAATACATTACTGATGAAACTGGAATGAAATGTGATATTTGGGCCGCTAGATCTATTGCTGAAATATTTAAACTAATTAAAATAGATTATCCACAAACCGATAAAGGTAATCCTAGTTTTACAAAAAGTTTTTTAGAAAATCATCCTCATAAATTACCTCAAGCAATTGTTGAAGCTAGAAGTTACAACAAAGCGCGGACCACGTTCACCAACATGATAAACAAGTTTAATCATAATGGTCGTATTCACGCGAATATAAATCAATTAAGAAGTGATAGTGGTGGAACGGTGACAGGTAGGTTTAGTTATAACAACCCAAACTTACAACAAATACCTTCTAGAGATGGTGCTGATGCAGAAGTAAAGATAGGAAGTTTGATAAGAGGTCTGTTTTTACCTGAGGAGGGAGAGCATTGGGGCTCTTTTGATTATTCTCAGCAAGAACCTCGACTTGTGGTACATTACGCTAATAAAGTGGGACTTGACGGAGCAAAAAAACTCCTAGGAGCTTATCAAAGCGACAAAAACACTGACTTTCATACGATCATGGCCGAGATTGCAAATATACCTCGTAAGAGCGCTAAAACCATTAATTTGGGACTTTTCTATGGAATGGGTGTTGGAAAACTTGCAGATCAGCTCGGAATTGCTCCTGAGGAAGCAAAAGCATTAATTAGGCAATATAATGAAAGAGTTCCCTTTGTGAGACAGCTTGCTGATAAAGTTTCTGATCATGCTCAAAGAAAAGGTAGGGTGAGAACTATGTTAGGAAGACAATGTCGTTTTGATTTATGGGAACCTAAAAGTTTTGGAGCACATAAAGCTTATCCATATGAAAAAGCTGTAGAAGAATATGGAAGTAACATAGGGTTAAAAAGAGCGGGAACTTATAAGTCATTAAATAGGTTAATACAAGGGTCAGCCGCTGATCAAATTAAACTAGCAATGGTGGAACTACACAAAGAAGGGATTATACCAATGATTCAAATTCATGATGAATTAGCTATAAGTATTGATGGCTCTAAAGAACAACAAGAAAAGATAATAGAGGTTATGGAAAACTGTTTAGAAATGGAAATACCTTCTAAGGTAGACTTAGCTATAGGAAAAAATTGGGGCGAAGCAAAGTGAAATGTTGGCATTGTAATAGGGAATATACTAAACAAATGATGCTACAAGTTAATGAGTATGCTAAAAGATATTTATGTATTAAATGTTATAACGAAAAGGAAACAAATGAAAAAAAGAATACACATCAACCAACATAAAATTAGATCCAACATGAAAAATAATGTTAGAGAACCTGTGATTACGGTTAAAACATCGAAATCAAATAATTATGCTCATGAAGTAAAAATAGAAGGTCCTTCCAAGATTATTTATAGTCCTGATAAACCTTTATCTTGTGGAGCTAAAGTATGGATTGAGATAGATGAAAAAATTGTTTTAGATAACGGTTTATGTATAGATAAATGAGGGTACTTTATCAAAACGGTAAATTGTATATTAGTCATACAAAAGACGAGATAGAAGATCTTCAGGATAATTTGGGCAAACCTTGTGAAATAGATATAGGTAGCTTAAAGGTCTTACATGAAGATATATCTAGAATTGTTCAAGAGAGATTAAAGGAAATGGACGACTGATGTCTCAAAAAAACACAAGTAAAAAATAATTTTTAGCCTATATTCTGAGCATGATGAATCTAACAGACAGTGCTAAGAACCACTTCCTAAACTTCTTTAACGGGTTTTTTAAAAACAACCCCGATAATGATTTAAAAAATTACTGTAAAGCTGAATATGGTAATGATTGGCAATGGGCTTATATTGAATATCTAAACTACAATGAATTTCCTAAATCATTTAAAAGAAGATCTATATAAAGTTTATTCTAGGTAGCTCAAACGCATCAATACAACTCAAATCTATTTCTACAGCTTTACCTTTTGTATAGTTTAGCAAATTTTGTTCTACGGCATTGGCATATCGTACGCACTCTTCGTAGCTATCGAATCCTGATACTCCTGATACTCTAATACAATCGTTTGTAGCTACACAAAAAAATCCTACTAAAAAGAATTTAATGATCATTTAAAGCTACTCTCATTCAGTAACTATAAATTATCTGAGCAAGATCTGTGTATTTTTCTCTTTTATCTAAGTGAACAAAATTTTTAGCTAACCCAATAGTCCAACCAAGACTTAAGGCTGTTTGAAATAATTTAACTAATAATACTCCATCAGGTCTTTTCATATCTATAGCGCAAGTATCTGTGCCATATTTTTCATTATCAATTAAATGTAATGAGTTATTAGAGGCTGGATACCCTCTTGCTTGCAACCACTCATTGTGTTCTTCTGTTCTACATGCTGAGGTCACTACAATTGGATGACCGTAAGCTTCTCTTAGCTCATCTAAATCGTTAGCAAAACCTTCTTCTAATTGAACTACTCCTGTTGTAGGGCAGGCTAATTCAGATTCCTGGAAATATTTCATGTTCGTCCCTTTCTTCTTTTTTCTTAAAAAATCTTATAATAAAAAGCTTTATTCTTCTAATCATTTATTTAAACAAATAACCTAGTCCACTATAGTCATTACTAAATGGAACGGAAAAATTAATACTAGGATCAATTCGTCCATTTCTTGCAGTGCCTCTTGCATCTACAGTGACAGGAAAATTCATTGGACCACTTCCAAGCCCTAACATTTGTAAAGGATCTAGTTGTGTTGAAATACCAAAACTAGGATCAATTTGTCCATTACTTGACATATTAGCTCCACCACTAAAACCAAAACCATTAAATCCTTCTAAATCAGAGTCAAAAAACTTACTTGCCATTATTCCTCCGTCTCCACCGCTTGAGTAACCTCCTGATATTCCTATATTTTTTGGTAAATAAGAATTAAATCCTACCCCATAACTTTGATCATAAGGATTAATATTTCCTCCGATATTAACTTTGTCATTAAGTATGGCTCCTTGATTGTTATAGTTGAATCCTCGAGGACTAACACCAAATGTACCTAGACGCGTATTAAAATTCACTCTAGGATCAAGATTAGGAACTGCTGATGTATTTAAATCAGCTGTAGCATTTTTTAATGAATCTTGAAAAGAAATAGGCTCTGAATAATTATTTTGATTTTCCATAGCTATTCGAGCTAAGATACTATCAATTCCTCCTTCACTAAGCGCGGAACTCTGATCTCCTACACTGTATGACTGTGCGCTACTAGAAGGTATATTGGAAGCTAAACTAGGTATTCCACCTCCTGTCCCTGATCTAGCTCCATCATAGTTTTGACTAGCTGCATATACAGGGTCTTCGAAAACATCTCGTTGAAATTTAGGGTCTAAAGAAGCTAAAGCTAACTGATTAACTTTTGCTTGATCATCGGGATAATAATTTTTAAAATATCTTTGAGCCGAAGTATAGTCACCACTTCCTCCTGCTATTTTATTCATGAGGCCTCTAGCCATTGAAGTAAAACCAGGAAATCCCACAACAGTATCCGCAGCATAACCAGCTATCTTGTTACGAGTATTGGGAATTGCTTCTCCAATACCCCTTATAAAAGGTACATTTTCTAAAGGGTTTCCAAATAATTCTCTGTCTCCTTTGCCTACTGTGCTATATGAATCAAACATAGGGTTACCTTGTTCATCTAAAGGTACTTCATAATCTAGCATTCTTTTTACTAAATTTTGATCTAAAGGGTTAGAGGCTATTCCTTTATTTAAAATATTTTCATAGAAATTTCTTGCTGCTAGTTGTCCATTATTACCAGATTTTCTAATTTCTTTTATATCATTGTAATCAATTCCTGCTTTATTTAAAACATTCACATAATTTAGTTCATTGCCAAATAAATCTTTTGTGCGACCTTGGTTTTGAAGTGCTTTACTTTTAGCCTCAGCTAAAGACATTTCTTTTTGCTTGTCTCCAAAAAGTATTTTTTCAAAAAAGTTTTGTTCTTTTTTATTTTTATTTTTATTTTCATTAGCTTTAGGCTGTGATTTAGCAGCTTTTGATTTTGAAAAATTTCCAGTAGCTCCTTTTCTTCCTCTAGCCATTATGATACTACCTGTGGTTTTTTAAAATTTTTAAGGGAAGCTAGGCCTCCATCTTTGGCCTGAAATAAAGGCATGCCAACAGCATCTAGACTAGCTAATGTGCTTGGATTTATAGACTGAGAAGGGGAAGCAGAGCTTTCTCCTAAGGGAGAAAGATTTAAAGCTGACATTGATGGTGGAGCTGAACCCTTATCAGTTGTTGCAAATACATTATTAGAATTAACTTGTGTATTTGGTTCTGAATCTAAGGTCTGCATACCTAATTTTTCTAGAAGACCTGGAGGAGATTGATTAAATTTTGCCTGCAAGTCTAATAGACCTGGATTATCGTTTTCCTCAGATGTAAGATCTGAATCTTCTACTTCTTTATACCATTTCATTTCTTTTAAAGATTTATCTGGATCAGGAAAAATATCTTCTACAATAGCTTCATCAACAAATCTTTTAGCTAAAATAGGGTCGACAAACTGATTACCTACTAAATTGTTCAGCACTTGTACCATAGAACGAGCATATGCACCTGTGCCTGATTTTGTTAATTCTAAATTTAATAAATTATCTACAAATTTTGGACTAGAAAAAAGTTTCGCAATTACTGCAGGTCCTCCAAGTATAGCTAGACCAGCTCCAACCGCTGTCGGACTTCCTCCTCCAAGAGTTAACACAGTTCCAGCGGCAGCAAATTGTGATGAAATAAATGCAAGAGCTCCTTTTTGTTTTTCTATACCCCTAGATTGAGCTAAAACCATGGAATTTAAATATTTTTCCATATTTTTAAGTGAACTTTGATTTCCATAAAATATTTCTTTTAAAACTCTTGCACCAGGTCCTTTTCTTCCACTAGTAAAGTCAAGCACTTTACCAGCGTCAATTATTCCTTTTTCAGTAGCATCTTTTAAAACATTACTAAAAAACTGACCCTGCATTTTTTGTCTAATAACATCGGCTCCTTCTTGTGTAATAATTTTATTTTTTACACCATTGTCTATTAATTTAAAAAATTCTCTTGCTCTTCCAGGTTTGTCTCCCGCGCCTACAATTGTTTTATAAACATTGTCAATAGCATCTAGAGATGTTTTAGAGGTTTGTCCTGCTGTTTCGTCTAATAATAATTGAGATACAAATTTAGTATTAAAAGTTTCTTTACCTTGTTTATAAACTTGATTGGCTGACTTATATGAAGATAATATTTCTTCGGCTTCTTTTTTTCCAAGTTTACCTTCTTTTACAGCTTTTTTAAGGGAGTCGTCCATTAACTTAGACATGTAAGAAGCCATATCACCTGCTATTTTATTTAAGTATTTTGGAGGAGTTGTTCCTGATGTAGTATAGTAACCTGTTTTTGATAACAAATTAGATCTTATGTTTTTACCAGTTAAAAAGTCAACACCACCTTTTCCTGTGTCAGCAAAATTTGCAATGTACTTTCTTAAAGACTGAACGGCAGGATCACTCATATCACCACCCTGAATTTTAATTTGTCTATCAAAGGATGATAACAGTTTATTTGTATCTATAATTTTAGTGTTTCTTAAATATTTTTTTGCAGTTTGATTAACATTTTTATAAGCAGCATTCACTGCTGTGTCATAAAAATCTCTTCCTTTTAATAAAAAATTTTTCATCAAATCATCTACATTTTCAAGAGAAGCTTTGTTTGTAAAATTCTTTACAAAATTTCTTTCTGCTGTTCCAGGATAATAAAGGTCATTCAAATATTTCCCTAATTGTTCCTGAGAAACATTGACAGCTTTTTCTCCTGCTTCTCTAAGTGCTCCACCTCCTAAAAAAGAAATTTCAGCTAATTGTTCTATCATGTCAACGGTAGGGGATTTAGATAATCTAGCTGGAGTCAAAGTTGCTCCACCTTCAGTTAAAATCTTTTGAGAAGATTTAGCTCCTTCTTCCAAAGCTTTGCCGTCTTTTCCTTTAAGTAATTTTCTTAGAAATGGAAAATATTTATGCATTAATTGAAAAGCTCCTTCACCTGCCGCTTCGCGCGCTCCGTAGCCCAGTGCTTCTAAATAACTATCACTGAAGGGCGCAGACCCACTTGCTCCTCCAAAAAAAGCCGCTAAAGTTTTTGCATATCTTGGATACTTAGAAACAAAAGCTCCTACTCTTGCAGGGAGACTAGCCACTCCCACAGGACCTCCGAGAACAGTTGGTGCAATAATTCCACCACCAATTGCGCCTACCTCTTGTAAAACATCTTTATCAGTTATAAATTCTTTTGTTCTATCTATAGAATAATATATTTTAGCAAAGTCCTCATCAGTGGAAGCTGCTTTATCTCCTAAAAACATACCCATTATATTTTTGAACTCATCAAATTCTTCTTGTGGAACAGGGACAAGAGGATTAGGAAAATTACCATTCTCTCTCTCTGTATTTACAGCCGATGCTATGTTCTCAGGTAATAAACCGAATCTCTCAAGATTTAACAATTGTTTTTGTTGTTTGGAAGCCTTACCACTTTCTATCATTTGATCAAATGTAATAAACTCCATGTTAACCCTCTCCGTTTAAGGTATTTAGATAAGCACTAAAAGCGTCTTCATTACCAAGTGATTGAAGTATTTTTTCATCAAACTGTATTCCAGGAATAATGTCTTCTACGTTATCTTTTCCAAATGTGTTACCAGCTATTTCCTTATAAGTACTTTCAGTGGCTCGATATGTTTCTAATGACTGATTAAAAATACTTCTAGCAGTAGATAAGAATTCGTTTCTCTGAGTAACCGATAATCTTTCACCTGTTCTTGCTTTATTTAACATCTTATTCAATTTAAGCATTATAGGAGCTGCATCTTCAGCTAACTGAAATTCACCTTCTTTAACAACAGAGTTAGGATCGACCATTCTCATAAAATCAAAAATGAAAGCAACATCACCTGCTGCGGAATCTTCTTTAGCGGAAGCTATGAGATTAGTTAATGATGTGTATCTTTGATCAGTGTTTTTATAGACTTTTAATGATACAAATTCTTTTCTAGCAGTAGTCTCTGCGGCAATTTTTTGAAAGTCCATCTCCTTTGCTTCTGCCATTAGTTTATTAATTGATTCTTGTTTTTCGAGTAATTCTAAGGTTTGCATTGCATCAAAATTTTCTAATTCTATTTGTTTCATATCATTTTCAATAATTTGACCAGCGTTCTGACCTAGTAATGACGCGATGTCTGCATTTAATTTATCTAATCCTAATGTTTTCTCTTTAGTTAAAAATCCAAGATTTATATTTTCTTGAGAGTTTATTAAGCGTTGATTAATATTACCTAATAATTGAGTTTGAAGTTCTGCATTTTGTTTATCGTCAGCGTAAGAATTTGTAATTGCTTGAAAGTCATTTTGTAAAAGTTGATTTTTATTTCCTAACTGTACTGAAGTAATACCTGCTATTTCTTTTTGAATCTTTAATCTAAGTTCTTCAGGTAAGTTCTCGTTTTCAAGTAAACTTTTTTCTAAAGTAGCCTTATTAATATCTAGCTCTGTTAACAGCTGCTCACCTAAAACATTATTTTCAATTTTTGCTCTAGCATTAGCAAGAGTCTTGAAACTTATATCTAAAAGATCCATTGTTGTTTGATTAGGGTCTTGTAATGCATTTTCAAAAATCTTTGGAGCCAAAGCAGTTATAAAAGACATCTCTTTATTTTCTTGGGTTTGTTTATCTGCTAAAGCCATTTTTAATGCAGCATCTTTTACCTGTGAGGTTGTTTTTCCAATATTAGTTCCAAATGCAGATAAACCTTGGGCACCACCCGCTATTAATTCAGGAGTTGATACATTAGGATCTAGAGCCATAGAACCTAATTGTAGTAAGTACGGGGCCGCAGATAACTTAGCTTGATTTCTAAAATCCTCTTTATTTAAAAGCATTGCTTCATACTCTTTTCTTTTTGCTGCTGTATCTACTGGAGCAGCATTAAGGCCAAAAAAATCTGTTCCTAATTGTTTAACAGCGGCTATTTGAGCAGGATCGTAAATACCTCCTAATGTTGAAAACAAGTTTGACTGTTCACCAGCTTGGGTTGTTCCTTGATTTCTATAAGCAATACCTCCATTTCTCATTTGCATAGGAGCTTGTTGTTGCATCATTTGTTGAGCTTGTTGTTGTGCCATCATAGGAGCTTGTTGTTGCATCATTTGTTGAGCTTCAGGAACAGAACCAACTCCAGTTTGCTCTTGCTCTTTTAATTCAAAAACAGGTTGAACTAAAGTTAGAACAGATAAAGGTGTTTCTTGAGCGTCTTTTTCTCCTACAGTCATAGCTAATTCTTGCACTCTTCCCTCAAGAGGAACTTCATCTCCACGAACTTGATTCATAAGTTCGACATATTGTTGAGGTGAAACTTTAGCAATTCCTTCTCCTTCACTTACAGCTACAGGAGCTTCTTCTCTATCTAATCCATCAGCAATACCGACAGCATCAGAGGTCATTTCTCCTCCTTCAGCTTTGTTAACTGGCTTATTAAATAATAATTTTCCTTGTACTCTTTTTAAATATTCTTCTTGAGAGCTCATAGGCAAACTCTCATATTCTTCTAAATTAAAACCATAAGGTCTAGTGATCATGTCAAAAATTGCATTTAATTTTTCTGTTCCATTTTCTTGTTGACCCATTCTAATGAAGTCATCGAAGTTAATTTGAAAATCTTCTTTAGGCGGATTTTGGTTCATAGTGTTAAAACTAATAGCACCTAAGTCTTTTAAAACTGTAAATTTATCTTTATTAAAACCAGGGGGAAACATACTACCTGTTGGTGTCTCTACTCTACTTGTTTCTCCCATAGGTGAACTTCCTGTTTCTCTTCTAACAACGCTAGGTTGAAACATTGGTCTAGATAATACTGGGCCCATTAAAATAATCCTTGTACACCACTAAGTCCGCTAAGAGCTCCCAAACCAAGTCCTGCATAGCCAGCAATTTGTCTTAGCGGGGAGATAGGAGGAGGGGCTGCGGGACCCGTGCTTGAAGTGATGGTTTGAGTAGAAGAAGGCGCCCCTGCGTATATATCAGATAAAAATCCTACACGCTGATAAGGCTCATATAAATTCTGTAAGGTGTTTTGTCTTTGCGCTTCTACTTGAGCTTGACCTGGAGTAAAGGCTCCACTAGTAGGATCTGTGACTCCGAACTGTTGTCCTAGTTGTCCAAGACCTAATAAAGTATTTATATCTTGACCAGCTAGTTGTTGTCCTGTGGCACCTAATTGAGCTTGCTGTCCAGCAAAAGCTCCGTACTGAGGAGCAAGACCTGCTAATCCTGCGGCTCCTTGTAATTGTCTTTGTTGAGCATTTAAATAACTATCGGCCTGAGCTCTTGCTAAAGCTGTGGCACGATTTCTATCTAATTCTGCTCTTTGAACTCCTTCTCTTGATCCGCCAAAAGCTCCTGACTGTATTGCCTGAGCTGCTGCTCCCTGTTCTGCAATATTATAAGAACGATTAATTTCATCTCGAATAGAATCTTGATAAGGATTCATAAACTGAGAAATATTTGCATCTGTTGGAGCTGTAAATTGTTGGGCCGCTTGACCTAAAGTAGATAATCCTGCTGTTTGTTGTGTTTGAGCGTTAGCTAGGTAAGGCTCAAAAGAACCAATTCCTGCTCCACCTAATTGAATAGCTTGCTGTTGTTGAGGAGATAATCCAACTATATCTTGCCCTGGTAATCCTGCTCTAACAGGTTTTTGTATAGGTTTCCCGTCTGCATCTAGTTGAGGAAGACCCGTAGCAGGGTCAATAACATTTTCCATAACAGGAGCGCCAGCTGAATCATACTGAAATCCTCCCACAGGTTGACGACTTAAACCTAAAGCGGAATCTAAAAGACCAAGTCTTCTTGCCTCGATATCAGGTGCTTCTCTAGAAATTTGTTCTACATAATCTACCATTATACTACACTACCACCTTTTTCTAAATTTTTCATCATTTGATACATTCTTTTTGCTCCTTCTTTTCGCGATCCGCCGCCCGCGTTTCGAACAGCTTGAGCAGTCATTACAAATTCACCATCACTTAACATTGCTGGAATATCGTCTGAAGTTCCAGTTCCAGCTCCTGATATTTCACCAATTCGTCTAGGATGTTCTCTTACTCTACCATTAGGATGTTCTATTTTAACACCACTCCCAGCAGCAAATCCATTTATTTCTCCGCCGTTCGCGGCCATTGCTACGTCAGGAATATATCCTTGAGGACCTACAATGTCAGGTAGTTGGTAAGCTAATTCATTACCATAATAAAATTCGTTAGGAACATAATTGTATTCTTCTTCTTCAGGCGCGTCAGGAGTTTTAGTTAAAAAAGGTAAGCTAGCAACACCAGCCGCGGTCATTAAAGGACCATATTTTCCTAAGAAACTTCTTTCCTTATTTATTCCCATCTTCAATAGATCAAGATCTGTTGCTCCTGCCTCTTTGAAAGCTTGATATTTAGGGTTAAATTTTGATGCATCACTACCTGGATTTAATCTTGCACCCATACCATCAGTAAAAAAGTCAGCTGTTGAATCTTTAAAATTACCAAAAAAACTTTTTTCAGGTACAACTCCTCCAATACCTTCTGCACCTAAATCTTGACTAAGAAAAGGCGTATTTTCTCCACCGCCTTGAGCAGTGGTTACCTTAGGACCTTGTTTATTAAATCCTCCAGTAATTCCTGTAAGAGCAGTTTGTATTGCTAAATTTTTTGCAACATCAACTGGTTTTTGACCTGCAGCTAAATTAATTCCAGCGCCAATACCGAGTTGAGCCATTGGTCCAATACCAGGGATAAAAGGTAAAAGGTAAGGAGCTATGGGAGCAACTTTTTTTGCAACATCTCCCACCACATCTCTGACGTTTTCAAAAAAATCTCCAATCAGTGACCCGAGACCTAATTCGTAAATTTGTGGATACTCTTTTTGTTGTTGCATTTTTTATTCCTCGGGAGGCACATAAGCCCCAGCGAATACATTAGGAGCTGTTACATGAACATCTCTTCTAATATCTGCTTCTGTTGTTTCTGTACTTGGATTATCAATATCTGCCTGACATTCCTCGTGTGTATTATACTCTTGACCCGTTTTAATATTAGTGACAGTAGTCTCTACTTTTGCACTATAAACAGGAATTTCCACGCCATTAGGAAGTACGTCATAACGCAAAACCTTAGATTCATCTACAATCTTTGCCATACTTATGTTTTATAGAGGAAAACACTAGAAATCAATCCAAAATCTGTCTTGTTTTGTCTTGTGAGCAGGATTCATTGGAAAACTGACTGAGAGTCTTTTTTCTATAGATTTAGCTTGATGATACACTCCAAGTGGAACAAAAACACAATCTCCTGGTTCCAATACTATTTCAAACTCATCTTTCACGGTAAAATTAGTTTTACCCTCAACTTGTATGATTAAGTTGTGACATACGTCCTTATGCATACCAAAGCCATCAGTGTCCTTCTCATTGTCTAAAACAGAAAAAAAGATATGTGCATCACATGAATAACCCGTAGCCCACTCTAAATCATGAGAAATTTTATTTATTCTTTTATTGATTCTACTACAGTCTTGAATAAAACAAACATTATTTCTTGCATAATTATATATGTCTTTTGGAGCAATAACGTTAGGAACTGACTGCCATTCATTAGCAATATTTACTGGTCTACACTCAACACCTGTAGCATGAAACCTATCTGTGTTTAAAGGTGTATTTAATAAGGCTGCCAATTCTTGCCATGAAAAAATATCGTTAATCTTATTTTTATAGGCAAAAGGTTTTAATTCAGCTGCCTGTTTACAAATTGACTCTTGAAAGTTGATCATCTTTACCTAGTACTCCTTTCACAAAGGTATTAAATGCTAAACTTATCCTAACTTGATCAGTTTTTACTGTGGGAACATTATGCATTAAACTTGAGGGAAATATTACTAGCATATTTTTACGTACAGGTAAATTATACAAACTAGAGTTATAAGAATTAAATGACTCTATTGATGGTCTTACCTGATCCACTCTTAAAGAATTGTCAAAAGATATGCAATCATCTTCAACAGTTTGTAGATAAAAAACACCTGCTAGTATAGAGTTTGGATGTTTATGTGTATGATGAAATTGATCCTTCTTTGTAAGATTTAACCAAGATTGTGTAATATATATTTCACTTTCTTTGACATGTTTTAAAGTTTCATAAAAATGAAAATTAATTTTATTCGTTAATTTTTCTTTTAAGATTGGTAGCTTTTCTAAGACATAAGTATCATATGAAGTAGTGTTGCCTGTGTTTTCGTATTGATCATTTAAACATAAATTTATAAATTTTTTATCTTCATCAGAAAAATTAACATCAATATCATGTACGCTAATAGCTGTAGGAAATATACTAATAACTTCACTCATGAGTTTTTAATGCTACTGACATTCTAAATGAGTTTTGTTTAATATTAGGTAAAGCTCTGTGTGATATGTTAGCTTTGAACTTTACGACTCTATTAAATTTAGGATAAATACTACAAGTGGTATTATTATCAAGAAGAAACTCAGTGCCTCCGCCATCATCCAAGTCCCACTCATCTGTATATATAAGATAAGTCATATCACCATCATCCGCATGAAAACCACTGTGTTGTGTCATAGTTTGACCATTTGCATAAGACCTTATTATTTTATTATTAGTAATTACTTTAAAAAAATCTGTTTGTTTTTCGGTTAGAGGTTGATACCAAAATTTATTGTCTTCACCAACCGTGCCAGAGCTTCCTTTATACTGCCAATTACCTTCTTTAATTTGTTTATTTATTTCTATTAATTGATCACGATCATAGAAATTATCTTGATACCAAACATTGTCTACAAATTTATTCATGCAAATGTAAAAACTGCTACTATTCTAGACCCTTTTTTTGGAAAGACCATATAGTGAGGGGCAGAACTAAAGCAAACTCCTTTATATTTTTTTGGTTTTATTGAATGCACTATCTCAGCTCTATCTTCTGACAAAACAATTGTGTTAGAGTTTAAATCACAGTCATTTAAATATATTAGAAGTTGATGATGTGGATATGAATGATCAGTGTGAATGGGACAATTATCGGTCAGACCCGCAAAAGTAATATTAACTGATATTCTAAATACATCGTTTATTTTTATGTCTGTTGTATCCGAAAAATCTTTTAACATTTTAAGAAACTGTGAGCCATAAGTAGAATTAAAGCTTTCCCCTGGTGCTCTTTCTTCTGGTCTTCTAAGTACATCATGACCCATATAAGCGTTGTTGTCTGGTGGATCATGTATTGTATGTGCATTATAAAAGTAAGGAAAAGAACTACTCAACACAGTTTTTTCAATAAAATTAATACTGTCTTTTGATAAAAAATTTTCGTTAGTAATAAACATTATGTTTATGAAAATCATGAAATGAAACACCTTCTTCATTACATTCTTTTTTCCATTTTTCCTTTCTTTCCTTTAATTGTTTCATTATTTCTTCAGCCCTTTCTTTTATATCTTTCATTGTAATGTCCTGTAATTTTATCATATTTTCATCATTAGGTTTCCAATTCATACCTGTCGCTATACAATGTGCTCCTCCTTGTGTGTCAAAAGAAAAATTTTCATCTCTTAAAAATGCGTGATTTAATAAGGTGTAAACTGACGTAGGCTGTAATGTATACAATTTTTCATCCCAAGTTTTATTAAAATTTGCTTTCCAATAAGGTGTGTCAGTTCTATGTGATAAAGCGTAATGAAGAGCTACAAAGTCTGCAAATGGTTTAAATATTTTTTTACAACCAAATGTATAGTTGTCTTTATCCCATTGACTTATCTTTTCTCTTTGCATCTGTCTAACTAAAGTAATTAAAAACTGATGAACAGTGTATAAACCGTTACTTTCTAAAGGTTCGATAAAACCAGCAGATAAACCAACAGCGCATACATTTTTTACAAACAGTCTTCTATGTATTCCCACTCTCATTTTTATTTTATTAAACTCCAAATCTTTTTTTCCTAGATAATTTTTAAAATCTGACAATGCATCTTCATCACTAGTAAATTTATCTGAATAAACATAACCTGTACCAATTCTATTCCACAAAGGTATATTCCATATCCATCCATTATTATGAGCAGTGCAATTTGTGTACGGCACTAATTCTTTATCTTTATCTTTGTAAGGTATTTTAGTTGCCCAAGCTGAATTATTTGGCAATAAATCTTCATAAGATTCAAAAGGTTCTTTAAGAGTTTCTCCAAGTAATATAGATTTAAAACCTGTACAGTCTATGTAAAGATCGGCTTCATGTTTTCCATTCAGTGATTTTATTCCATTATCATCTTGTTCAATATCTTTGATATGCTCCGAGATATATTTTAACCCTTTAGGTATGCAATATTTTTTTTTAAGCCAATCGGCAAAAAGCTTTGCATCGAAATGATAAGCAGTTTCTTTTTTAAAATCAGCGTGCTCGTGCATTAGTCCTGACTCTATTTGAGTCATGGCCTCATAATTATAAGAAGCATAGGTATCAATAGGTAAATCAGAGTCTGCTGTTTTACATAACCACCAATCATCTAAAGGATATTTAATTTCTCCGAATGGATAATGAAAGCTCTCACCTTTTTTATAAAAATCAGTGAACTTTATGCTTAGTTTGTAAATAGCATTACAATCTCTCATAAAGTCTTCATCTTTGATATCTAAAAGTTTAAGCCATGACCTAAAACCTAATATTGTACTCTCACCGACACCAACAGTTTTTTCTTGAGGAGACTCTATAAGTTTTATCTCATGTTGTGGAAATAATTTAACTAATGTCGCTGCAGTCATAAAACCTGCTGTACCTCCCCCTAGTATACAAATCTTCATTTAAGTCCTTTCCATGTGTCTATTTTTTGATAATTAAAAGCTAAACTTATTCTTAAATCACTATCTTTGTGAGGTAAAACTCTATGTAATTGATCGTCATTAAAAATTAAAATGTCACCAACTTCAGGTTTGTGCTCAATCCTCTCTTCAATGCCAAACTCTATTGAACTTGACATAGGTGTAAAATAAACCACACCACAAATATATTTTACAATTTCATCTTTATGATTATGAAACTCTTGATAAAAACCTTTTTCATATATATTGACCCAAGACTTTTTTATATATCCTTCAAAAAACTTATTATTGTTCAACATGTACGCATGTATGCTTTCAAGAATAGAAAATTTTAATGGCCATAATTCTTTAATATTTAATATGTTGTCGGTAAGGTTGAATGATGTTCGTATATCGCAGTTCCAACTTACTTCGTTCATAGACTTTTTCATATCTTGTATTGTGCTCAAAGAAAGATCTATAATGTCTTTTTTTATTTGTGCTCTAAAAATATTCATAAATGATAAATTATGTAAAACGTTGGTTCTTTAATTTCTTGTATTTTAATTTTTGTACCTTTGCGAACAAAAATAGCTCCTTCTTTTTTGAGTATTTTTATCTTACCATTTAAACTACATTTTAAAAGCCCATAAGCATTTTTTATTATAATATGGTAATCATAAGAAAAACTTATTGATTTTATTGGTTTACTGCCCAATCTCATATGTCCGCTAAAATTTAAATTTCTACCTAGTATTGATGAAAAAAGACTACAAGTATATGTTAAATTTTTTGTTAAAGTTTGACATCGATGCAATATCAGTTCTTCTCCTGCGAGATACCTGCAAATATTTTCAAAAGCATCAGCAAAGTTGTCTTCTTTAAAATCACTTTCTACTACTTTGCCACCCAATGTTACGACTTCAATTGAAGGTTGTTTTTTCTCATACTCTCTAGGCCATCTATATCTATCTGCTACTTTTTCTAATATGTCTGTTTCTTTTATTTTTAAAACTCTGTATTTTGCAAGTTTGGAAAATTGATATATAACAATATCCTCATTCTTAATAATGCTCTTCATAAGATCTTGTAGATAGGTAACAAACTCATAACTAAGAATCTGTTTCTCCGCAATTCTTCTTTCTATTTCTTTAGGGAGCGGAGGTTTAACTAATTCCATAAAAATCGTTCACGTTTGATGCGTACCATATGGCTAATGTGAATCTGTTGCCTTTGATTTCATTTACACCGTGCCTAAAAGCTCTTCCATCAAAGAACAAGGATCTACCTAACTTAGGTGGAACTGCAAAATCGTCTTCAAAAAATGTTTCTCCACCTTTATAGTCCTCATTAAGGTATGTTATAGAGGTCATTACAGTTGAAGTTCTTGCATCATCTACGTGTAAACCGTGTGAAGTACCTTCAGATCTGTGAACTACCTGACAAAGTTCAGGATAAACTACAGCTCCTTTTGTGCTTAAAAAAGTTGTCATACCAAATATTATTTTTTTTGCTAATTGATCGTATTGATTTTCTACTTGCGCTAAATTTAGTGTATTTGTGCTGTGCCACAATTTAGTTAGTGGCCTGTTGTTTTGATAGAGATTAATTAATGCGTCACAGGCTTCTTTATTCAACATCCCATCTTGTATTAATCTCATTATAGTTGTTGCTTAATCTCCAATATAGAAACATCTGAACTAAGAGTTGTTGCATCGGCTTGAAGTTTTAAAGCGTCTCCAGCAGCATAAACATAAGGGCCATTAAGTTGTTGAGTAGTTCCGTGAGCTACATCTATATTATTTATCTCTACATCTACCGCGCCATCATTATGTGTTAATTTTACATTAACGGTTCCTGAACCAGCGGAGTTATGTAGAATAATAGTTTTCACAATAAAAGTTGAAACAGGAACAGGAGGAGTCGCTGCAAGATCAGGAGTAGGAACTGTAAAAAGTGTATTGACCGCTGTGTTAGGTGCTGTTTGTGTAAATCTTCTAAATACGTCTGCCATATCTTATCCTAAGAACCAAGTTCTTCTTGTACTCTCTTCTTGAGTATCCTGAGTGTACTGTGTGTTTAATTGTTGTATCATTTCCTCTAATTGTCTAATAAGTTCAGAAGACTGTTGAGCATCATACTCAGGTCTTGGATCAGGAAATCTTTGTAAAACTAATTTAGCCATTATCTTCTGCCATCAGGTTGTATATCAAATCTTTGAGTACCCGCCCTCCAAGATGTGCCTGTAGTGTTAGACACAAGATTAACAGTAAACTCTCTTCCTCTGCCTCTTAAACTAACAAACTCTGTGCTATCAGTAAAGCTAGCAGTTTTTGTGACACTTATACTATTATTTGGATAATTTTTAAACTCTAACTTTGCGTTCAAAACTCCTTCTTGATTTTGTATATCAGGAATTAATTTTGATACAAATGAAAACTCATCCCCTGTCCCTAATTCTACTACACCTGACTTTACATAAGCTGTAATTGCTGCTCCATCAGCATCATTTCCTGTCTCATGTATAAATGCTTGACTAGATCCTGCTGTTAGTCCGAGAATAACTTCGTTGTTAGCTATTGCTGAAGGAAAAAATTCAGTAGCTATAGGGATATCATAAACTTCTCTATCAATCCACGTTGATCGAGCTAATGTTCCTGTCCACCAAGTTCCCTCTAAATAATTATAAGCTACAATAGCGTTTATTTGATCTGATCCTGTTCTAGGGTAAAACCATAATATTTCATTGAATTCACCGTTATGTCCTGCAAAAGCATTTTCTGCTCCTGTTTGATTTATATTATTAAAAACAAACTGTTCTACAGTGCAAGGTAGTTTTTTAACAGTACCATCGAAAGCATAAAAAGAACTTTGAGACATCCAATAAGAATTACCATTAATATCTATAGCAGCGTGTTGTCCTATAATACCACAGGATTGACCTAATTGTCTTAGACCAAAAGTAAATGGTGGACCTATAAATTGTAGAGAGTGCAAAGAAGTATCGGTCCATACAAGTATCTGACCTCTTGATCTTGTTGCTCCCACGATTCGCGATCCGTCAGCAACTCTTAGTGATCCAGCTGTATTCTCAGCCGTTGGTTGATAAGTTTCTATATCTTCTTGACTAGAGAATCTTATTAATAAATCATCTTGTGGCTCTGAACCTATTGTCGATTGAGTACCCATAAATATTAAATGTCTATCAGGAGTAGATATCAAACTTAGCCTTGAAGCTGTGGGAGTGTTAGTAATTTGAGATGCTCTTGTTGATACACCTACTGATGTGTCCCATTTAAAAGCACCACCATTTAAAACAGTTGCTATTAAATCTTCACCAAAATTATCTAATGACCATTGTCTAGCTTCTAATGTTACGTTTGATGAGGTTGAAGGTGTGCCCCATGTACCTGCTCCCCAGGTATCTGTACCCCAACCGTAAGCTGAAGTTGACAGAGAAGGACCAATGTTTATTTGATACTTCATATTGCCCGTGCCTCCGCCCGAAGCGGTAGATCCTGAAGCGGTACTTGTATGAGTTACGACATATGCGGAAGTGTTTACAATAGAAGTTACTTCAAACTCTTTGTTCATATCTAAATCATCTATTGCACTAAAACTATCAAAAGTAACAAAATCACCTTGATGAGCATCATGTGCTGTATCAGTAACAACAACTGAAGTAGTGGCATTAGTGGTAAAAGGATTTGTACGAGCTTGTGTTCTTCTTAAAGGAGTAATGTCAAATGCAGTACCCTCTTCTATTACGTATAATTTTCTGTCTGTGCCTATGGCGTTATATCTTGTGCCATCTAATGCCACCCAAGCGTGCTGATCTCTTGCCACTCCTACAAGGGTTGTAGATATAAATTTTTCCCAACCTTTTATTTTTTGTGGTAATCCTTGGAAAAATCTAACCATATCACCGTCAGTCCACTTATTTGCACCTGTGTAATCGGTGATTTCTTTATTAATACCTGGATCTGGTCTAAAATTTACTAAGGACATTTCTATAATATACTACAGTTTTACTGTTTTTCCACATCAATATTAAAAGCCATTGATATTCTTTCTTTATCAGATTCATTAATAGATACCTCGTGATTAACCATAGCAGGAAATATAATTAACATATTACTATCCAATTCTATTTTATTATTAAACTCAATAAGCTTCATAAATGGCTTAGGATCAGGCACAGTAGTATAAAAAGCAGCAGACCAATGAGAAGGATAATGAGCATGATTTATAGAATAGTCATTAGTGTTGTGTCTCATTCCCCAAGCATCAGTAACACGATATAGAAAATTATCTCTTCCATGAGAGCTCCTTAGTTTAACTATTGAATCAATGGTAAAGATTGCCTTACCAATCAAATCTGTGCATTCTTGTACATCTTGTAGAGCAGAATAAGAAGTCATATTACCTTTTACATTAGTAGATTTATTCATCTCATCTATTTCTGTTTTATCTCTGAGAGCCTTATCAAGCTTGTGCAACTCTTCTTGAGATAAATAATCTCTTACAATATAGACAGAATATAAACTATGAATTGAAAACTGTATTACTTCTAGTTTCATTTCAACTTTATCATAAAGGCTAAAACCTTTCTTTCTGCAAATGTAAAATCATGTGAAGGCGAGTGAGGTCTTTGTGAGTTGTATACAATAAGCCTGTTAGGATATGCACCTACTGTTATATCGGGATACTTATCCCAAATATTCTCAAAGAAAGCTGTTCCTCCGTCTACTGTTTGATCAAAAGGTAATACAGCCGCTAGATCACAATGAGAGTCCTGATGTATGTAGCCATATTTTGTATTGCACTTTGACTGTTGTATCTCTGTGGTTATAATTTTTCTTGCAATGGTAAAAAGTTCTATAGGAGTCTCTAATAATTGACACATAAGATCTGTAAATATTTTATTTTCATCTTCTCTTAATATATACTGATGACAAGGATAAGCCTGTAATCTATTACCATAGAATATTTCCGAAGGCTGATATGTTGCGTAAAATTTATTGTTGTTAAATATATCAAGAGTGGAATTATAAACCTCTAAAGGTAGAAATTGAGGCTTTAATAATATAGACCCTTCTTTTACAGATTTAAGCATTTTCAATAAATATGTTAATAGTCATCCTGCCATCTTCTATTGTTGAACCATAATTTTTTTTTGACATGTGTTTTATATTACCATCAAACATTACAGCTCTATTATGTATAAAACTAATGTTATCAGTAAGATTATCATTATTATCAAAAAAACATGTTCCAGAGTCTAAATTTGTTTCAGATAAAAATACCAATATTGTTTTTCCTTTATCGGTGTGTATCCAATCATCTCTATCATTTTCAAATCTAACATGACAATATACTCCTGCTGTATCGTCTAATTTTATACCAAACCTATCATAAACATTATTTACAATATTTAAATAAAAGAAAGGTGACTCTGTGCTAAGTTGTAAAGTTCTGCGTCCTGGAAAATCTACATGCTTGTCATCAAATCCCATAAGATTTTTATAATTTAATGACTCATGAAACGTAAGCTGTTTCGCAAATAAATAGTAGTCTCTACTATATATACTAAAAAAATTATCTATTATTTGAATCATCTACTTTTGTTACTAAAGTACCTACATGTCCCTTGAATGCTCTGTTTCCAAAATGAGTTAATGGACTTGCTAAATCTGCCCAAATTTCTCCACCAAGTTGTTGCCACAATCTTGAAAAGTAATAATCCTCTGATAAATATCTTTTTTGATCCAAAGTTTCATAAGGACCAACTGCAAACAAATCGTAACAATTATCTGATTTATAGTAGCCACCATTGACAATTTGATCAGATTCATATTTTCTTTCAGGGTAAGCTTTCATCATTTTTCTTAAAACCTCTCTTTTAATTAACATCATTCCTGTAGCGGCTTCTTGTACTTTGAAAAATCCATTTTCTCCTTTTAATTCTTTAGGGTTATCAAAGTTAATATTATATCCTAATATTCTAGCCTCTAATTCATCAGGAGATATATCAGGATTTTCTTGAATATATTTATTAGCTTTTTCTAAATGTAAATGTTTTCTAGGATATACTCCACAGGCAATGTCTTTATCAGCGCAAATTAATCTTTCAACGTTTTGCCAACTAAAACCAATGTCTGCATCTATAAAAAGTAAATGAGTCGCAACATAATCTTGAGCATCCATCATCATTGACACAATCGTGTTTCTTGCTCTAGTTATTAAACTTTCATTACCCATGGTCTGTATTCTCATTTCAACATTTTTTTGTTTTGACAACGACCATTGTTGTAAATCCAATAAACCATGTAATGTAGTTTCAGATAACATTCCTCCATACATAGGCATTCCTAAAAATAACTTAAAATTCTTATCTTTTATTTCTTCAGGTTTAATCATATTCTTTTTTACTCCATATATTGTTTTTCTAATAAAGAAAAGTGTTTACTGTAAAACTTTATTTTTTGCCTAATACGAAACAACTTGGTAAACCTAAAAATTCTCTTCCATCAAATGGCGGCTCTTTATGATCAGCTCTGTTATAATGAAGAAATACTTGTGTACATCTGTCTCCCTCTAAAGGTTCTCTCCAATGTTCGAGTAAATTTCCTTTATATATTAACATGTCACCAGGACCTAAATCTACTTTAAGACCCTTACTATTTTCAGATATGTATTTTCCATTTTCTTCTATACCTTTTTTATCATCAGGCTCCAAAAAAATAGGCCATGGATCTCCTCCCAAATTAAGGGTAGTAGATATTTCACATGCAAATCTGTCTTTATGTCTTGGTAATTTTTGACCTTTTAAATATACACGTGCATAAGAATTATTAGATATTAATTTAATACCTGTTTCTTTTTCCATTAAAGGATGTAAGGCATTAAGTAAAACTTCCATAGCTATATCTGAATAAGAAGAAAAAGCACCAGGAACTTGATGGTCATCAAATACTCCATAGTTTTCTTCAAAAGGAGAAATCATATTTGCTTCAAAAAGTTTTGCTGTAACCTTCATTTTCATATTAAAATATTCATTCACAAAACTAGCTATCTCTTCGCTAATAGCTTTTTTTATTATAACGTAATTTTCTTGTTCAAATGTTGTCATTCAAATTCCTTTCCTCTAAACCATGTCACTAAAGAATATCTAGTACCTTGAGTAACTTTTTTTACTTGATGCCACATATGACTAGGAAAAATAATTACTGTTCCTTGATTGAACCATTGTTCTTCACTATGTATTTTATCTTCTAACTTTCTGATAGGAGACATTTGTGGATCACATATTTCTAGTTGTCCTCCTTCATACTCAGAAGGATTAGTTAATGTGCAAACTAAAGATAGTTTTCTTTGTAAACCATCTCCAACATTATCAGGTCCACAATCTTGATGCCAACCATAAAAATGACCTTTTCTATATTTTGTAAATTGATATTGTTCAGACATATTAACATCAAAATCCCAATTCGCAGATTTATTTGCGTTCATAGCAAAATCCCAAAACCAAATATTAAGCCATCTTAGTTGTGGAATCCAAGCTATTCTAGATTCTCTGATTTGAGCTAATTTGTTTTTATCTTCCTCAGTGCCTTCACTTGTATCAGATGTAACACCTGCGTTTTCTTTTAAAGAATTACCATAATTAATTATTTGCTGACACACTTTTGGATTAAGTGCTTTATCATAAAACCAATAATTATTTTTTAAAAACACTAGGAAGGTTGAACAGGCCACACTGTGTCTGTGCCATCCAAGGTTACAGTAAATGTTGTGTGACTTGCAGGAAAATCTCTTAGTTCCTGCCTATATGTAGCCCATTCTGCTTTCTTTGAATCTGTTAAAGGTGAGTTAGGTAATTGTGTCCAATCAGAAGATGTTAATGCTAAATCTCTAGCTTCTCTTAAAGCATCAATACCGTAAGTATATGAATCAGCGACATCACCATTTTGAAACCACCAACCCTGTACGACATTGTCGTTCGATGTTTCATACCAACCTATTACTGAGGTATCAGAAACTTCTACTACCTTAATATCATTGATCTTATACCACTTAGCCATTATGTATAATACTCCGAATATCTAAACATTCCTGCTGCACCAGACTGACCTGTACCTCTACCACCTGGTCTACCAATACCGCCTGCTCCTACTGTCACTGAAAGTGTACCACCTCTTGTGAAAGGTCCTGTGATATCGCTAAAGGCTCCGCCTGCTCCTCCGCCTGCGCCATGTTCACCACTTCCTGGAGACCCCTGTCCGCCACTTCCTAAGCCAAAAGGATTTGTACCACCTGCTCCTCCTGAACCTAATTTTCCTGGAGTGCCAGTTCCGCCTGCTGCACCACCGAGCATTCCGCCCCCCGCTCCTCCGGCTCCGCCATTAGATCCTGGATTTGGATACCCTGCTGCACCTTGTGTTCCACCTGCACCTGTCAAACCTAAACCTGTAGTTGTTGCACCTGGTTGTCCTTGGCCTTGACCAAATCCGTGTCCACCACAGCCACCTGACCCGCCTCCACCAACTGCAATTCCGATAGCAAATAAAGTATCTGCTCTAGTTGTAATAGTACCTGAACTTGTCAATTGTGTAGCTGTTGTAACATTACCAATTGCTCCGCCTCCTGCATCAGCATACTCAAGTGCTGCACCTGGTGCGTTTACTTGAATAATTTGTCCCGCAGAACCAAGACTTGTTAGTCCTGTTCCACCTTTAGTTGTAGGTACAGTATCAAGACGATCATTACTTAATGTTCCTGAGGCTAAATTTGATGCGTCTAAATTTGTTAAATTTGCTCCACTGACTGCAGGTAATGTTGCAGGAAATCTTGCGTCAGCTAAAGTTCCTGAGGCTAAATTTGATGCGTCTAAATTTGTTAAATTTGCTCCACTGACTGCAGGTAATGTTGCAGGAAATCTTGCGTCAGCTAAAGTTCCTGAGGCTAAGGCTCCTGCATCTGTAGAAGAAAGAATTTCTACATTGTAATTTGATGCGCCATCACAAAATACTGTGGTTTTTGCACTCTGAGCAATGACAATACCATTTGCTGTGTGTCCTGTTGCTGCAATTGTTAAAGTCCATGAACCTGTTGTGTTGTTAAAAAAAGAATATTTACTTTCTACTGCGGGAATAAATACAACAATGTTTCCTGTTAAAGCACCTGTTAATCGTATTGTTCTATTAGATGATTCTGCTGTATCTGAGGCATTAGCAGTTGTAAGAGTAATGTTAGAAGAACCCGCAACTGACTTTGAAAGATAGCCTGACATAAAAGCGTCAATTACATCTAAATTATTATTTGTATTAGTGCCCCATGTACTGGCGTTTGCGCCTGTGGACATAATCTCTAATTTAAGTCTATCTGAATATGTTGATGCCATTTTTTATAACCTCGTTAAAATTTACTCTTTTTTATTGACATACTCAACTACTTTTTAAGTATTTCATTACCTATGATTAATATATCAGCTTGCGAATTGTCAAACATTTTTTTTGTAGTATTAAAACTCCCTGTTATTGGATATCCAGGCAAATTCATAGAAGTGTTTAATAGTATTGGAAAACCTGTAATTTTGTCAAAACTGTCCAATAAACTATAAAATATTTTATTAGTAGATGAGACCGTCTGTATTCTACAAGTGCCATCTGCATGAGTAATTGATTGCAAATTAAAAGGATCAAGACATTGAGCCTGATATAGCATGTATGGACTCTCCCAATCTAATTTAAAATAATCTTTATATTTATCTAATTTTACACTAGCTCCGTATGGTCTATACCACTCTCTCTTTTTTACTTTTTCATTAACCATTTCTTTGGCATATTTAACATTTGGATTTACTAATATTGATCTATTACCTAAAGCTCTTGGACCAGCTTCTCCTTTACCTTGATACCACATTATAACTTTACCTTGAGCCAACAACTCAGCAGTTTTATTTATTGTGTCTTGTGTAGGTTCTTCAGGACACTCATCTTCTTGAATAAAAGGATAATTGGATATTTTAATTTTAGGATAATCATATATTTGTCTTACTGCTTCGAGAGCTCCTATTGATAATCCTCCATCATATCCTATAGGATTAATTTCAATATTTGAAAACTTTTCTCTTAATTTAGTATTAATAACAATGTTCTGCATTACTCCTCCTGAGTAAGTAAAAGAATCTTTTTCTTTAAAAAATTTTTTTAAATATTCTTCAAATAATATAGAGTACCTATGATGAAAAGTTTTGACAAAATCCCATGTATCTTTTGGAGTCAAAAATTTATTTAAAACATTCTCTAAGTTATTGTATTCAAGTGTTATTTGAGAATGCTCTAATCCATACTTATTCATAAAATCTAAATAAGTATTATTAATTTCACCATATCCATTAAAAGCCATTATTTTTCCTGCATTATCAAAATGATAAGCAGGCCCAACTCCCATAAAAAATCCCATCTCATCTAAGGCAAGACCAAATGATTTACCGTTCATTGGATCATGTTTTGTGTCAATAATTTTTTTATCATCTAATACAGACATCCATCTTCTATAGTTACCTTGACAGTCAGATACAAAATGATTTTTAGTATTGCTTAAAGAAGATAAGGCATGTGCGTAATGATGATCAACATTGAAGGTAGGTACGTCTAAATTAAAAATATTTTTTTGTTCGACAACATCGTTTTGATTTTGATAATAGTTTCCATTATAATTATTATTTAACGATATGCCTATGGCTTTTACATCAGATGTATCATAATGAAAGACATCCTTTAAAATTTTTTGCCATTCAAAAAGATTAGGATTAGAATAATGCTTAATATTAAAATATCTTTCTAATTGTAGATATTTGAAATTTTTTCCATCAAATGTACACATGTTTGCGTCATGTCTACATATATACAGTCCTACTAAAATTTTAGACAAACTAAGCTGCGTCTACCCCTGTCCAAGTATTATTTGCATTTGTGACTACATTAGCCCATGGAGTTGAATATATATTAGCTAAGGATAAGGTCATAGTTAATGAAGTTGGGAAAACTAAAGCATCACCAGTAGGAGATATAGAAGCCTCACTAAAGGTCATACCTATCCCTGTTGCAGAGACAATAACTCCTGTTCCTACGGAAACAGTGACATTATCTAAAGTAGTAGTTAATGTAACAGCGGCTGGTTCAATAACTGAACTAATCTCTATGTCTACTGACCCTAGACTTGTATTGATTACAACAGGATTTGGATTAACAATAACTCCTGTTCCTACGGAAACAGTGACATTATCTAAAGTTGAATTAATTGGAAGTCCTGTTGCAGAGACAATAATTCCTGTTCCTTCAATAACAGTAACATTATCTAAAGTAGTAGTTAATGTAACAGCGGCTGGTTCAATAACTGAACTAATCTCTATGTCTACTGACCCTAGACTTGTATTGATTACAACAGGATTTGGATTAACTTCTATTCCTACGGAAACAGATACGCCTGCTAAAGTTGAATTAATTGGAAGTCCTGTTGCAGAAACAATAACTCCTGTTCCTACGGAAACAGATACGTCTGCTAAAGAGGTATTGACTTGATTACCTGTAACTTCGACAGGGATAAATTCTCCCCAAGAACCTGAACTCCAGGTGCCTCTACCCCAACCTTGTAAATCTGCCATGGAGACCTCCTAGACTAGGATATTCTTAATATAGAACTTGATGCATCATTTGTTGGGAATGCGATTGTGAATGTACCGTTTGTCGATGTTTTTACTGCGCCAAAATCAAGAACACAAATAGCTGCGTTAGTATTTGCTGAAGATCTGTTATAGATCACAGCTGCTTGAGCTGAAATTGTTGCTGATGTAAAACTTACGTTTGCAAAATCAACAAATGCTGTTGAAGCTGTCGCACTAGTTGCTGTTAAGCCGATAGTTGCACTCGCTAGAGTTGCTCCACCTGCTGCGTATGTTCCTGAATTACCTACTTCGTTTGTTGTGGTGTAGGCTGTTGTGTTTCCATTTAATGTTGCTGAACTTGTAAATAAAGCTAGATTAATTGTATCGCCATCGATATTATGGTCACCTGCTAACAGCTCCTGTTTAAATGAAGCACATACTGCTTGATCAATTGTCATTTTATTACTCCTTTTTTTATGGTGTCATAGATTTCATTGGAATTCGTAACACACCATTTTGATACTCATCCCTACGTTTACGTCCCATCTGTTCCTGTGCAAAATCTTGCAGGGCACCTTGATACTTAGCTTCGTATAATTGCATATCTTGAGGGTTTTTCAAGTAAGAAAAAGTTTCTCCTAAAACTGCATACAATAATACTTCAGGAGCATTATTTGATATAAAAGTAGTAGCAGTGCCACTAGTAGTATCTATGTGTTCAGGAGTCTCATCGTACCACATTTCTATGGTATAAACTTGATCAGGAGTAGGAGCCACTATTAAGGTATTATTGTTCCAATTTCCCCAGTATTTAGGTTGACCAGTAAAATTTGCATCTGTAGTAGATCTTTCTACAGCGTATTCGTCCATAAAAGTAGCATCTCTCTGTTGTAGCCAAATTCTTGTATCATCTGATTTAACAAGTTGTAATGCCCTAGCAAATCGAAAACCTCCTTCAGGTCCTGAGACATCTAAAAAAGAATTATTGGACACAGTGGCTGTAGTAGCATATCTTCTTTGATCATCACTATCTAGTTGTCTAGCGATCCTATTTTCAGTGTTAGTAATAAAAACATTAATAACAGCATTGCTTAGCACATCACTAGATACTTCAGTGTAGTTTCTTACATTTGTTAAAAGTTCAGAATAATTCATGATATCACCACTGTCACATTACCAACAAATGAACTGACAAGCAACTGCCTGATTTGTTTAGATGGTTGCATTCCATTTGATTCAAATGCAGAGTCTCCTGGAGCCCCTACAAAAACAGTCATTGGCTCTTGTCTCGCAGGCCTAGCCCAAGGTAGAGCCTGAGCATCTCCAGCATGATAGGGGGGATTTAATTGAGGATGTTTTACTTCAAAGCATTCAGGACACGTCATTAGTCGGTTCCATTCTTCTCTTAACTGATGAAAATCATATTGTTGTCCGCATCTATCGCAAAGAGCTAAAGCGAATTTACCTGTTGCAAAGGTAGACATACTAGGAACCTATATAATAGCTTCTAGGAACGATGTGAACGGATGCTCTTTGACTATCCTCTATTAAAGCTCTCTGTAACTCGTCTTCATAATAAAGTTTTAAAGATTGAGTCATTTGAGGATTCTTTTTTTGAGATAAATAAAAAGCCAGTCCTGATACCATGCAGGGTAAAAATCTGAAAGGTGCATCGGGCTGGTCTGTATAAGCTCCAACATCCTGTATTCTTCCTATATAATTATAATTTATTTGAGTGTCAGTAGTGTCAGGTGTTTGATATAAACTAATTTCTACATTAGATAAATTTCTTTCAACATAATATTGAGTAGGTTGTCCTTGAGAAAATTTATTAGGTAAAGATTGATACTCTGATCTAGATATTTTTGACATTGTAGTATCAGTAGTATTTCCTCCTGAAACTCTTCTAAAAGTCATTTCTAAAAGATCACTAGCATCACTTGGAGCAGTGTAAGTAGTAGTTCCAGCAGTTAAATTTGCAGTTACATTTTCAACTTTCCATAAATGAACTCCTCTGTTCATCCACTCTTGAAATAAAATGTTAAGACTACGTCTAGCTGATTTAAGATCATATCCTGATCTAGTTTCAACACCACATCTTTCGTAAGCGTCTTCTATGACATCATCTATGTCTAGATTAAAAGTGGTTGTTCCTGAAGTAGCCATAAATAATTAACTTTTTTTGGACTTAGCAGATCCACCTTTGCTCATGCTTTTCATCATACCGCCACCACGCTTTTTCATGACTTGTTTCTTTTTAGCCATGCCGCCACCTCTTTTTTTAATTACTTGTTTCTTTTTCATCATAATATTACTCCTTTTTAAATAGTTTTTCGTAAGTGTCTTGTCTAGTTTTTACAACTTCATTGTAATACTCAACAGGCCACTTCTCATAATAACCTATCTTATGCAGTTTGCAACTCGCTTCATAAAGTTGTTTAAACTTCTGTACTAGCATCATAGAGTACTCTAAATCTGAATGTTCTACGGGTTCTTCTGTAGGATCACACAAAAAATCTTGTTCATCAGGGCTAGCAGGAGTTTCAGGATGAAATCCCATAAAATACACGTCTCTTTTGTTATAAGTTTTATTATAAAAATCTATTTTTTCTTGAAATTGTTCGGGAGTATATTGGGACCAAAAAGGGTCACAATATATAATAATATCATGTTGTTTTTTGTTCCAAGATTTAATTGCATCAGTGAGATGTTTTTCGTATTTCGTTTTATCCATACGAACTTCAATTCGTACTTTATTTTCTTTTCTCCATTTAGCTGCAAAAGGACAGGCTGGAAAACCTATGTGTTTATTCATAGGTTCTAAAACTTTTTTAGACCATTGAATAACGTCTGCTTTAATTTTTTCGGCTTGTTTTCTTCTTGACACTAAGTTTTCTTTTTTTTGACTGTCTTAGCTGCTTTTTTAAAGCTATTGGATGTTGGAGATCCTGAGCTCCCTGGTTTTCTCATTTTCTCATTACTGCCAGCTTTGATTCTTTTGCGTTTTGCATGAATGTTTGCATATAACCCAGGTTTTGTCATTTTATTTCCTCCTACGGATACTTGTTGAGACATTTGAGACCTTGATATGGCCATTATAATTTATAATCACCTTGATAGGTTTTAAGCATAAAATCTTCCATCCACATTATTTTTTCTTTAATAATAGCAACATCAGTACTTATGCCTTCCATAGTCTCAACCTTAGTTTCAAGTGCCTCTATCTTAGTTGTAAAAGTTCCATAAAGGATACCAAAAGCTAAGACCAAAGGTAAAAATGAAATTAAATGTTTAAGTTCTATTTTCATGGCATTATCCTATCATTTATTTGTTGATTCACTGAGAGGTTTTTTATTAACTCCCTGACATTTTTTTCTTACTGTTTCAAACTCTTTACCTAATTCTAGGTCTTTATATCTAGAACATACTTTTAACATTTCTAACTCTTGTTTAAGTTTTTCATTTTCAAGCATAATACTTTTGTATTCTGAGGTACAAGTACCTCCAAAGCTGTAGTTATAACGCATCCCTATCATTCCATTATTACCTCTACTATTATTACCACTAGAATTATCATAAAGTTGTTCATTCAATCTATATTCCATATAAGGCTCTAAACTATGGTTATTACAATGCTGACCACCATTAAGGTATTCGTTTTGTGCAAAAGCAAAAGGAACTATCAATATTGATAATATAATTATCCAAATAACTAGTAATGATTTCATTGGCAGACAATATTGCTCATATCTTTTTGACAGAGAGTTCTGTATTCAGGATCTATTTGAAGTTTAATTCCTTTAATTTTATAACTTAATTCTAAGACTTCTTGTTTAATACTTAATACGTTTTGTGATTTTTCTAATACTACAACTTTAGTTTTAATAACTTCAAAGTCTGAATGTATTTTACCTACAATAAAAACATTACCTATCAGCGCTGATAAAATTGTACCTATTAAAACTAGGGTTTTAATATTAAGGTCAACCTGCATTAGTACCCGCCATCTTTAAGAGATTTAATATCGTACTCTATCTGACGAATACTATCATTAAGTTTGTAATAAGAATTATTAAGAGCTTCTAGTTCTGCTCTTGATGCTGTTTCATAAATAAGTTTCTCAACAGTTTTTGCAGTTGCTTCAACTCTACCTAACCAATTATTTAATTGTGTTAGTTCACGAAACATCTCTTCCCTGGCTTCTGAATATTTTTTACTATTATCACTAACATCTTTTTTTAACATCATGATCTGTTTTTCATTGTCATCAATAATATTAGTAAGTTTGGATGCGTAATTAATACCAGAATAAATTGCTACTAAAATTGAGATAATAACTGGTATACCTGCTATGTATTTGAAATTCATTTTTTAACACTTCCATCTTTTTCTAGCTTGTCTAAGCCTAGACTTTGGGTCAGCTGCTGCTTTAGGGAATTGTTTCATTTGACCAGCGCTCCTTGCACAATAAGATTTACGTCTTTTGGCAGCTTTAGATCCAGGTTTAACTTTACCTGTAACAGCCGTTTTTAATTTAGATCCAGGGTTTGCTTTTCTATAAGCTTTAACTCCTTTAGTAGTCATCCCCGCCCCACTTTTTGTAGGGCGAAAATTACCAGATTTAACGGAAGTTTTTATTTCCATATTTAATCGTAATACTTAATCCATTCGCACCAAACCACGTACTCTTGGCCCGCGACACTTGTAGCTGGAATTTCTAGAAGAACATCCCCTGAATAACCCGCGGCCTGTGTATTTTGAAGTGCTCCAAAACTAGAAAAATCAAAGTTATTATCATAGTTTAAAGAAAGAAAAGGAACGTCTGTGGTAGCGTCCCAAGTCATCGTTGCGGAAGAATTTGATGCTCCAGCACCTTGATACCATATTTTGTTTAATGCTACTCGAGTGCAATTATTTCCTCCACTAGGTGTAAGTGTTGAAACATCCACTAAAGTAATAGAACTTGCATTTCCTCCGTCAGCTAAGACAAAGCATGTGTTAATTAATTTTCGGTCACCTTGAAATTGAATTGCTGGACCTGTTATTGTATTTGCCATTTTATTGTTCTCCTATCATGGTGAGAGAGACATTACTCTCTCTCACAGAGTTATTAATTATTAAGCTATTGTTGCACCTTGAACTGAAGTTGCAACCCAACCAATAGTACTATTCCAAACTAAAGTAGCTGATTCAGCTACTGCATCGAACGTAATTGTAGTTCCATTTGCAAATGTAACTGGAGTTAAAGTTCCATCTCCACCATCAACAATCATAGTAACAATTTTGATTTGGCCTGAAGTTGTCCCATCAGCTAAAGTTAATGCATCAGCTCCAGTAGTAGTTAATTCAGTTATTAAGTTAGTTAAATCAACTGCACCAGCACCGGATAATGATTGAACACCACCTGTGATACTTGTTCCGTAAGTAGCGTTAGTTGTTACAGTACCTGTTGTTGTATTTGTTGTTATTGATTCAAAACCATTTTCCGATCGGACTGGTCCTGAGAATGTAGTATTTGCCATA